ATCCTTCGGAAAGTTACCGAGCAGATGGATACTAATGTAGACAAGAAAAAGCTTGACAATTTTCTTAGAATATTGTATAATGAAGCATTGAGTGTGGAGTAGTGAATGATTTTATTCAAAAAGATTCGTTGGCAGAACATTATGTCAACTGGCAATCAGTTTACAGAAATACTATTAGATAAATCCAAATCAACTTTGATCGTAGGCGAGAATGGGGCTGGAAAGTCTACCATTCTCGATGCGATTTCATTTGCATTGTATGGTAAACCTTTTAGAAATATCAACAAGCCACAAATGATCAATAGCATTACAGGTAAAAATGCCTTGGTCGAGTGCGAGTTTAGTGTTGGTAATAAAGAATATCTTATTCGTCGAGGTATCAAACCAAATGTGTTTGAAATTTTCCAAGATGGAAAGATGTTAAACCAGAGTTCGAGCAACCGAGACTACCAAGAATATCTTGAAAAGAATGTACTAAAGCTAAACCATAAGTCCTTCAATCAGATTGTTGTTCTTGGCTCTGCTAACTTTGTTCCATTTATGCAGCTTTCAGCTTGGCATCGCCGACAGGTGATCGAAGATCTTCTTGAGATCCAGATCTTTTCAACGATGAATACATTGTTAAAAGAAAAGATCACTCAGAATAAATCTGATATCATTGATGCAGATTATCAAATTGAATTGATAGAGAATAAGATTGACATGCATAAGAAGCATGTTGATTCGTTAAAGATTAATAATGAAGAAATTATTGCAGGAAAGCAAGCCATCATTGATGGGCTTGTTGAAAAGGTTACAGATTCCACTCTGCTTGTCTCTGATATCAATTCTAAGATATCTGAATATGAGCAGTCTATCCTTGATTCGGTAAAGGTCAATGCTAAGAAAACAAGCATCGTTGATCTTGAACGCAAGCTAGAAACTAAGATCCGTGCTTTGAAGAAAGATATCGGTTTCTTTACCGATAATGATAACTGCCCGACCTGTCAGCAAGGGATTGATCATGACTTCAAACATACAAGAGTTAATGATAAGAGTACACAACTGGCCAAGTACGAAAGTGCATTGAGCAAGCTGAATGATGAATATAATGTTGTGAATGCTCGAGTTGAGGAAATTAATAATGTTGTTAAATTTGTAACTGCTCTTAATGTCAAGGTCAATGCACACTACAGCGATATTCGTTCTTGGTCGAATAACATAACAACTCTTAACACAGAAATTAATTCTATTCGAAACAGTAACAAAGCTATCGATGCTAATGAAACTGAGATGGATAAGTTTGTTACTGATCTAAAGAATAGAGAAACAAACAAAGAAGATCTCCATCATCAGAAAGGTATTCTAGATGTTGCCTCGGTAATGCTGAAGGATACTGGGATTAAGACCAAGATCATCAAGCAGTATGTTCCTATTATGAACAAGCTGATCAACAAGTATCTTGCAGCTATGGACTTCTTTGTTCAGTTTGAACTTGATGAGAACTTCAACGAAAAGATCAAGTCAAGGTTCCGTGATGAATTTACTTACGCCTCATTCTCAGAAGGCGAGAAGATGCGAATTGATCTGGCATTACTGTTCACTTGGAGATCAATTGCCAAGCTTCGTAACAGCGCCAGCACAAATCTTTTGATTATGGATGAAGTATTTGATAGTTCGTTGGATAATACTGGAACTGAAGAATTCCTAAAGATTCTTGAAAGTTTGACAGTTGATACTAATGTATTTGTTATCAGTCATAAGGGCGACCAATTATACGATAAGTTTCACTCCGTAATTAAGTTTGAAAAGAATAAAAATTTCAGTAGGATTGCAGCATGATACAAGAACTAGTAGATAAGAATGACAGTATTCTAAGACAGGAAATGAAGCCTTTTGACTTCAGTAATCCACCAATTGATCCTGTTGTTTTATACAATGATCTAGCAGAAACTATGATCGAAAAGGGTGGAATTGGTTTGTCGGCTAATCAGGTCGGACTTCCATATCGGTTCTTTGTTATGAGAGCCGAAGAAATAATTGGGTGTTTCAATCCGAAAATAGTTGACTTTTCTGCAGAACAAGTTATACTTGAGGAAGGTTGTCTATCTTTCCCTAATTTGTTTGTAAAGATCAAGAGACCAAAAACAATCAAGGTAAGGTATACTTTGCCTGATGGTGAAACTGTTACTAGAAAATTTGATGGAATGACTGCTAGATGCTTTCAACATGAGCTTGACCATTTAAATGGTGTAGTGTATACTAAGAGAGCTAATAAGATTCACTTGGAAAAAGCGAACAAAACATCCAAAAATTTGTCTAAATATCCAGTAAGATTAAGATCCACTTTGTCTGAAAAAGCTAAGGAAACTATAGAATGGTTGAAGTCATAGTAGCCAAACATAAAATTGATTGTGAGCATCTGCTCGGTCAATATGTTGGTGAAGATCATTATGATACATTAATTGAAACAGATACTGATTGTTTTATCCAGCTAGGATTAGATGATTCATATCGATCTATCGGATTTAAGTTCCGTAAGAACTGGTTCTCTCAAGAAGAACAAGATCAAGCATATGCTGGATTAAGAGAAGCAGCGACTGAAAGTCAGAACCGAGGTCTGGCTGCTGGTCCTCGTGGCGATAGTCTGGCTACAGAAGGTCGTCAAGGTAGAGATTGGGTGACTGATTATGAATTAGAAATCTTAGACTTTCTTCTTGAAGATGGTATGAAGCTAGTAGATGATCAATCTATCCAATCAATTCGAGCAAAGTATGCTGCATCAACACCAAAGTCTGATGAGACTCGTGGACGTGTCTGGATGCGATCAGAAGTTACTAAGATTTATCCAGAATATCATGGCTGGTTTGATAAGTGGCTTGATGGGTTAAGCAATAAGCCTATTGAAGAACAGCGCAAAGAAGCAAATAAGATTGCTTCTAAGTGGATCTCGGTCACCAACTATGCTAAGTCTGTTTTCTCAGGTGTGGCTGGATGGTATGATCGTTATCCTCGTATTCCTTTTGGTCGAGCAACATCATATACTCGTGACCAGCCAGAGAAGTTTGCCATGGCATATCCTTTCTTGCAATCTCTTGATCGGGGTTACAGAGAACTAGCACCAGAACTCTGGGCTAATCAAAAAGCTGCAGCTGATAAGTTAGACTCTCGTTATCTAGTTCCTGAAACTGTATTCACTACGATCACAGTCAATAAGTCTTTTCGTACTGCCTCACATCGAGATGCTGGAGACTTTGATAAGGGTCTTAGCAATCTTCTTGTCGTAGGAACTGGAGACTTTACTGGTGGCTATCTAGTTCTTCCAGAATATCGTATTGCTGTTAATGTTCGTCCTGGAGATATGCTTCTAATTAACAACCATGAAGTTATCCATGGTAATACCCCAATCGTTCTTGAAAATGATAAGGCAGAACGCATATCTTTAGTTTGCTATTTTAGAGAAAAAATGCTAGAATTGGGTTCGTTCGAATATGAGACGGCACGTGAACAATATGTCGAGGATCGTCGAAACGATAAGTCTCATAAGTTCCAACGCAATCTTTGGAATGGCGTAAGTCCAGGAATGTGGGATGAAAAAGAATGGTATGATTATCTAGAAGCCAAGCTTGGTTCTGAAGCTGTTAAAAAGTACCATCCAAACTCAAATAAGGCATCCTTAGAAAGTTTCTTTTAATGTGTGGAATAATTGGAGCAGTATTATCTTCTCCTACTGATGATGATCTAGATCTAGTAAAGCGTGTGTTCCTCGAATCTAGGATTCGAGGGATGCATGCTACTGGGATATCGTTTGTTAAAAACGATAAAATCGTAACAATAAAAGAATCTGTATCAGCAGATATATTCTTAGAAACTCTTAACCTTAGAGATTGCATAAATGAAGATAATAACTTATATCTTATTGGCCATTGTCGTTATTCAACTTCTGATCTTGAATTCAATCAACCAATTAATTCAGATAAAATATCAATCGTACACAACGGAGTCATCACCCAGCAGCCAAACGAATTATGGTCAAAGTTATACGGCTACGTAACAGAAACTAAAAATGACTCTGAATTAGTTTTAAGAACATTAGAAGCTTATAAGGAACCATTAACTGTTTGGGGCGATAGTTCTATGGCAGTTTGTGAATTATATGCAGATAAGACATTAAATTTCTATAGAAATGGGCAGCGACCAATTTATTATCTGCCGAAAGATAATGGATACATAATAGGCTGCACCAAAGATATATTTAATCGTGCTGGAGCAAATATTCCACTTGACGGAATAATGAATATAGTTTATAATATTAAGAATATGGAGTTGAATTCATATTCTGTTCCAACAAATAAGAAAGATTTACAATATGCATTATGATAAGAATAATTTTACATATGGATATGAAATTGAATGGGGTGATATTGATCGTAATTTAGCTATTCCAGAAAATCTTGGAGCATGGGAATATTGCGAGACTGATATTGTCAATCTAAGGGAACCTTACCGAGGGCTAGGATCAGATCCAAAGGGTGTCAATCCTCCAGTCGGTGGGGAAATTAACACTAAGCCAACTGCGACTTGGGAAGCTCAAGTCGATCGGATTATTGAGCTTCGTGATATGTTTATTTCTCATGGAACAGAGCCGACTGCATCCTGCGTAAATCACGGACATCTTCATATTCATGTTCCTGGTTTGACCGATGATATTGATGCACTGAAGCGTCTTTCAAATTATGTCAAAAACAATCAGCATCGTACGATTGAAGCTTGCTATCAATTCAATGTTGATTATCGGATGAAGGGAACCAAGAAGGCGAAGGCATATCTTGCATATGATGGTGGTCGAATCCTTCCTGAATGGCTTGCTGATAATCTATCGACAGTTCCTGTTGACTTCGAAGATTGGCTACGAGTGCATTGCTGTGGTAAGGATGCAGTCTCTCGTTCACGTCCTTTCCGTTATGGCATTCATACATACGCTCTAAAGAATTCTAACACAATTGAGTTCCGTTGTTTTCGTAGCACTACTGATCGTCGTGAATTAGAAGATTGTTTCAAGTTTGCAACTGCATGGATTGATGCGGCTCTTAACGATGGTCCTCCTGTTGAAGAAATTCTTGCAAGCTACGACTTCAAGTTCCCTCCATTCAATTATGATCATGAGATGTACATATCTTGGGAAAAGACGAAGTATGAACAAACTGATCATAATCTTGATGCACAAACTGCAGAGAAGCTTGGTCTTTCTCGTCTAGGAAAGTCTCGCAAGTTTTTGGCTGTCGCCTAATGATTTATGGTTCTCTCAATCGAGAAGACTATCTGAAATACCATGCAACCTTAGCTGAACCTGCAGATGTCAAGTTCTCTAAGGTTGCAATTGGTATGTGGAATTTTATGAAAGCATGGGAAAATTGGGAGCCTCGAACTCTATCTGATAATGGGAAGATCATCTGTGTTTGTTTTATGAAATTATCAGGTCAGGGTGGAGCAAAGGTCTTATTCATATCTAACATATTCACACCTTCTGATGGCAGAGGCAAGGGTGCTGCTCGTGAGATGCTTGATCAGAATATCAAAGAAGCAGTAACTAAGGGTGCTACGTCTATCAGGCTAGACTGTAATAAGTCTGCTCTTGGTTTTTATGACAAGCTTGGAATGACCTATTGGGGAGCCACTATATCTCATTCAATGTTCTGCGATCTGCCGATCGACTCGAGCGGCGTCGAGTGCTTCCAAGAAAGTAAGAACAAGACAGCCGAGGAAATCCTTAATGCATATCCCTCCAAGCTTCGAGAGGCTAAGATTAAATGGATCAATAAGAAGGTAAAACGAAACGATGAGTTTGGGTTCAACCATCCCAGTCGGTATGAGGAATTTCTTTTAATTTTCACAAGAAAGATGTTGCCTTTTATAGACTGATATGGTACAATGGTAATAGTGATTTTGTAATGAAAAAGTGAGAAATATGTTTTACGCAGAAAAAGGCAAGGTTTACGTTTACATTTATTTTCATAAGGAAGCCGATATATTCTATATCGGTGAACATGAAGGTAAAAACAAATTCTACGGCTCATCTTGTACAGATGCATCGTTTCGTTCTGCAATAACCAGCGGTGCAGCAGTCCCATACATTGTTTGGACAGGAACTTCGACTGAACGTGCCAAGGCTATTGAAGTCGCTCTAATTGCTTTTGCTAAGGATAATTTCAAATCCATAGCAAATGGTAATGCTGGTGGCGGATTTGGTTCTGTTGATTTGTCTCTAGTGGTTAATTCCGATATTTTTCATGGGAAGAATGTTCTTCTCGAAGAGGCTTATCGAGAAAAACTTAAAAAAGCGAATCATGATATTGAAACTATTAAAAAAGAAATGAAAGTTCTTTCTAAGCTACAAAAGAATGTCGTCAAGGATATGTTTGATGGTGTCGAAAATCCTCTTATTCCTTATCTCGTCAAGCGCAATGTTGATGTAGCTCTTTCAAAGCCAGTTCTCCAGATCAGAGAAATGGATATTGATCGGGTGCACCTTGAAGGTATTAAGAACCGCATGAGTCTAGAAACTCATGATGAGTGGGTGCGTACTACTCGACCAGTAAGTTTTGTTATTGGTAGCGAAATTCCTTATTTGCGGGTGAATGGTCAGCATACTCTTACGGGAACAAAAGATTTGGGAATTGAAGGCGATATTTATTGCTTAGATCTTCCATATAGTTTGTTTCATAATTCTAAAACTGCGCTTGAAGTTTATGCCACAGCCTGTAATCAAGCAGAAGAAGTTGCTTCTAAGTCGCCTGATCCAAAGACAGAAATTCGTCTTCGTTTGAATTCATTTTATGAACAAAATGTTAATTTGTTTGAACATAATGCCACAGAATTTCTTGAAAAGTTTACTTCATGGTATGGAGGAAATTATAGCAAATTGCAAATATCTGCAAATTTCAATAGTTGGAAGGATGATAAATTAGAAATCCAAGCTCGAGGAGATAATTTTATCGACTATGCTAAGTTTCGTGGTGTTGTTCTTATCGATAAAATAGTTGAAATTGTCAAGACAAAGTTTAGAACTGATGGTGTTACGAAGGTATCTGTATCTAATTTGCATATTGGTGGGTTCTCTCACGCAAGCAATTACTTTACCCAAACTTCTCCTTTTGAAACAGTAGAAGTTGTTCTTGCATATCATAATAGTACTAAGAGCGAAAATGCCTACAACCAACAACGTGGTAATCTTCATAAGACATTAGATTGGTATGATTGGATCTTGGATCCTTCTGAAGCCAAGTATGGTATTACTCCTTATGTTCGTAAGGGTAAGAAGATATATATTGTAGAACTTCCTTCTCGTTTGGATAACTTGCAAGAAGGTTCTGGTTCTGCTTGGGCAACGAAAGTTTTCAATATGGTATTTAATGAACAATAAAGAGTTATTCATAAAATGGTATGCATGGTCGGTCAAATATAAGGATTGCGATCCTTCTGTTTGGCTAACCAACTACATCAATGATCGTTATGAACACAATGATGAAGAACGTATATGGCTGTGCTGGCTTTATGGAAACACCTACTATCTTCCAACGTCATGGGTTCTAAAGAACGAATTTCCTGATTACGAATTGGCAACAGTCGATCGTATCACATGGTGGAATAATACAAACTATAAGCGTCTGCGCTATCAGACCGATACTAAATACAACAAAGGTCATCTCCCTATGATGTTTGCTTCTTATCAAAAGTTTATTGGTAAGAATAATCAGAGAGATGTTTTCGAATCTCTGTATGGAGATAACGAGCAGCAGAATTTCAATAATATCTGGTCTGCAGTAAATACAAATTATCATAAGTTTGGTCGGTATACGACATGGTTCTACATGCAGCATCTAAAGCATACTGCTGGGATTAAGATCGATCCGACTAGCCTGATGTTATCAGATTATTCTGGATCTAAAAGCCATCGCAATGGATTAGTGCTTGCTTTAAATAAGAAAGAATGGTATGATAGTAAACTAACCGCTAAAGAGTATGATTGGTTAGAAGATGAAGCTTCGTCAATTTTATTAGAAATGAAGCAAAGGTTCCCCGATATATCTAACGAGTTTGATGCATTCACTATGGAAACTGCACTGTGTGCTTTTAAAAAGATATTTCGTGAAAGATCTGGTCGATATCTTGGTTACTACCTTGATCGACAGGCTGATGAGATTAAAACTGTACAGGCTGATGACTGGTATGGTATTGAGTGGGAAGTCTTATGGCAAGCTAGAAAAGAATCTCTAGAACCAAGACTCCTCTCTAAAAATGGTGTTCAAAAAAATAAGTTCGGCGAATATTCAAACGCTGGCACAATTGATCGAATGGATTGGATGTTTACCAATTCACCTAAAAGTAATTTGGAGATTTTTTTATGAAAGTGATTGCAATATTTGGCGAGCCAGGATGTGGCAAGTCTACGCTGATGCGACGACTTATACGTGAGATGGATATGGAAAATTCTCCTGTCAATAACTCGTTCAAGTTAGTTCCGTATCATCAAAAAGATAATATCTATATCTTAGGAAAGTATGAAGAAGGCGAAGTTTTTGCTGGTACAGATCGTATGAGCATGGCTGTGCAGCCTGAAGCTATCAAGTTTCTAGAAAGCTTGCCAGCCGATTCAATTGTGCTTTATGAAGGCGACAGGCTCGGAACTGCATCGTTCCTAGAAAATTGTAATGATAAGTATGATCTTACTGCAGTTTATCTTAAGACTGACCGAGAGATTCGGCAAGAACGATATGCTGAACGAGGCTCTAATCAAAACGCAACATGGTTATCTGGACGTGAGAGTAAGATCTCTAATATTCTAGGTAACATGGTATTGAAGTTTGTCACCGAGTCATATGATAATAATGATATCGAAGATCAGAATAAAGTAGTTGACTTTATTAAGACTTTAGTTTAGAATTGGAAATATGATGAGTGAAATTGATTATAAATACAACGAAGGCAAGGCTCTTCAAGAAATCACCGAATATGTCAATGGTACATATGGTGAACATTATTCCCAGAATAAGTTCCAAGCTACCGAATTCATCATCGACTCTGGTCATGGCGAAGGTTTCTGTCTAGGGAATATGTTAAAGTATACCCAACGCTATGGCAAGAAAAATGCACCTGCGGAATGGCGTAAGGATCTAATGAAAGTTATTCACTACTCGATTATCATGCTACATGTACATGATCTACAACACAAGAAGGATATATAATGGGAATTGAAATTAAAGTTCCAACCGAAGTACTAAGGCAGAGGAAGCTATTCCTAGCTGTTCCAATGTATGGCGGACAATGTTCTGGTATGTTCACACGAGCAGTAGCCGACCTAGCTACTCTATGTACGCACTATGGCATTCAGATCCGTTACTACTTCCTATTCAACGAATCACTGATCACTCGTGCTCGCAACTATTGCGCTGACGAGTTTATGCGTTCTGGTGATACTCATCTAATGTTTATTGATGCCGACATCGGGTTCAATGCCAATGATGTTATCGCACTTCTTGCTCTACAAGATCATGAAGACCCAGAAAACGAATATGACATCATCGCTGGTCCTTATCCTAAGAAGTGTATCTCTTGGGAAAAGATTAAGATGGCAGTTGATAAGGGATTTGCCGATGAAGATCCGCAAAATCTAGAAAAGTATGTTGGGGATTATGTCTTCAATCCCGCTGGTGGTAAGTCTGAGATTCTTCTCAATGAACCTGCCGAAGTTCTAGAAGCTGGTACTGGATTTATGATGATCCGTCGACGTACCTTTGAGAAGTTCCAAGAAGCATATCCTCAACAGCTATATCGCCCTGATCATGTTCGTACTGAACATTTTGATGGCACCCGTGAGATCATGGCTTTCTTTGATACTCCAATTTGTCCAGATACAAAGCGTTATCTATCTGAAGATTATATGTTCTGCCAATGGACTCGCAAGGCTGGTATGAAGGTCTGGTTGTGTCCTTGGATTCAACTAAAGCATGTTGGCATGTATGTGTTTGGTGGATCGCTAGTCGATATTGCGCAAATCGGTGCTTCTGCTACTGCTGATATTAATCAACTAAACAAACCCTCTAAGTGAAACAAGGAAATTTAAATTATGAAGTTTGATGCAGCTACTCTACAAGTTCTAAAGAACTTTTCTTCAATCAACAATGCGATCCTGTTCAAGGAAGGTAATCGTCTAGCGACTATCTCTCCTGGCAAGACTGTTATGGCTCGTGCAACTCTTACTCAGGAAATTCCTGCTAAGTTTGCAATCTATGACCTGTCTCGTTTCCTAGGAACTATCTCACTGTTTGATCAGCCAGAACTAACCTTCAAGGATGGCTCTGTTGACATCAGCCAAGATAATAACACCTTCAACTATGCATTCACCGATGTGTCTTTGATTGTGGTTCCGCCTGAAAAGGATATCGTTCTAGCTGGTGCTGAAGTGCAGTTTACTCTTACTGCCGATGCACTCAAGAAGGTTCAACGTGCGCTTAATGTTGCTTCACTACCTGAAATCGCAGTGACTGGTAAGAATGGTAAGATCCTACTTCAAGCTGTGGATAGTAAGGGATCAACCAATGATACGTTTAGTATCGAGGTTGGCGAAACTGCTGCTACCTTCCGAATGATATTCCGTGCGGATAATATCAAGCTTCTGGAAGGCGAGTATGAAGTGTCAATCTCCTCAAAGGGACTGTCGCACTTCAAGGGCAAGACTGTTGAATATTGGATTGCAGTCGAGCAGAATTCTACTTATAAGGCTTGACTTTAACATGGGGAAGGGTTATAATGATCCTTCCCCTACTACTTTGTGATGGATGTCAGTGATGTGTTTTAAATTACAAAATGTTCCAGGAATAGTTTCTAGGAAACCTCCAAAAACTCTAAAGGGAAAAACTCTCTTTGGAAAAGAAATTGTATTGTTTAAAAATTGCAATACATGTGATATCAAGTTACCTATTTCTGCTTTTTATAAAGAGACTAACAAAAGAAGTAGGTATGGTGATGCTACTAGAAAGCAATGCGTAACATGCTGGCAAGAGCATAAGGGAAAGGTGCCAAAGACTTCTTATGCACCTACTAGAACACTTTTTGATGATTGATGTGGAGATTATATTATGCTAAAAGACTTTCTCTGGGTTGAGCGCTATCGACCTAGCACTATTGAAGAAACTATCCTACCTGAAAAGATGAAGGCAGTGTTTCAGCAATTCGTTGATCAAAAGAACATTCCTAATCTTATCCTAGCTGGCGGTGCTGGTGTAGGTAAGACTACTGTTGCTCGAGCAATGCTTGAGGAAATGGGATGTGATTATATTATCATCAACGGATCGATGAATGGCGGTATCGATACACTACGTAACGAGATCCAAAACTTCGCATCATCTTTGTCTTTGACTGGTGGTCGCAAGTATGTCATCCTAGATGAGGCTGACTATCTATCAAATAATACTCAGCCAGCCTTGCGTAACTTTATGGAAGAGTTCTCTAAGAATTGTGGGTTCATTCTGACCTGTAACTTCAAGGAACGGATTATAGCACCACTCCATTCTCGTTGTTCGGTGGTTGACTTTAAGATTACCAAGAGTGATAAGGCTCCGCTAGCAAAGCAATTTATGAAGCGTGTTATCGGCATCCTAGATGCTGAAGGCGTAGAGTATGATAAGGCTGTTGTTGGAGAAGTTATCCTAAAGCACTTCCCTGACTGGCGACGTGTTCTAAACGAACTTCAGCATTATTCTGCCAGTGGTGCGATTGACACTGGTATCCTTTCTCTTATAAAGTCTGAGACATTCTCTAATCTCATTGGTTATCTGAAGGATCGCAACTTCACTGCTACTCGTAAGTGGGTCGGCGACTCTGATGTTGATATCAATGCATTCTATCGTGCGTTCTTTGATGTGATGGAACCAATCCTAAGCAAGGGATCAATTCCTTCGCTCATCATTCTCATAGCTAAATACCAGTATCAGGGTGCGTTCGTAGCCAATCAAGATATTAATCTGATGGCTTTCCTTGCTGAAGTTATGTCGGAATGTGAGTATCAGTAGTGTTTTTTAAAAAGAATATCTGTCCAGTCTGTGATATAAAAACTAAGGAAACTCTGGTCGCCGAGTTGCGACTTGAGACTTCTGATGGTTTACACATTTTAAAGGTATGTAGAGACTGTTCAGATTTCTTTGAAAAATCCGCTGAAGTTTTATCAAAAGGAAAAGATGATGAGTTTGTGGAAACTATGGGCGAAGACTTTAGGGAATAAAATTTCAGATGATAAGAAACATGCAGACTTTGCTGCATTAGTCAGAACTGCTTGGTTTATTTTACAAACTGTAGCAGCCTGTTTTCTTATCGCAAACGCTATACATCATTGGTGAATGTTATGACAGGATTATTTGATTATCTAAACTCTATCAATCATAATAAGAAAGATCTTATGACTGGTACGGAGAATGATGACCTGGCTGAAAAGGGTTATCCTCCTTATCAAATCAACAAGGGACTTTCTTATTTTCCTGACACCATTGAACAAGCTAACATCATGAATGGATGTTGGCAGCTAGACAAGAAACTTCAATATCTGTATTTAATAAATACAATACGACCCAAGAAGCGTTTCGCTAAATGGATCAAAAAGCAGGATAATGACGACTTGGATGCTGTTGCAGAATATTATGGTTATAGTTATGAAAAAGCCAAAGCAGTACTCAAGTTACACTCCCCTGATCAAATTATAGATATAAAGAAGAGACTTGAAAAGGGTTGAGTATAATGAGTTTAGTAGACAGTTTTGTAGAAATTAAATTAGGCGAAGAAGAAGACTTTCTAAAAGTCAGAGAAACTCTTACTCGCATTGGTGTTGCATCACGTAAAGATAAGCAACTCTATCAATCCTGTCATATTCTCCATAAACAAGGTAAATATTACATCGTACATTTCAAAGAGCTTTTTGCTCTTGATGGCAAACCATCTAACTTCTCAGAAGAAGATAAGGGTCGCAGAAACACTATCGCCACCCTACTCGCCGACTGGGGATTGATCAAGGTTGTCAATCCAGAAGTTACAAAGGATCCTGTTGCCTCTTTGAGTTTGATCAAAATTATTGCATTCAAAGATAAGAATGAATGGGCTTTGATCACTAAATATAATATTGGAAAAAGTAACAAATAAAGCTTGACTTTTATTAGTAACCATAGTATATTAAGAATATGGTTGAAGTGGAGGATAAGATGAATGTTGAAATGTATAAGTTCCCTGTTCTTAGCGATGGCTATGGGGCTGTCGAAAAAGAGTTCTTAAAATTCAATAGCCAATACCGAAATGGCGAGAAGCTTGACATCGAGCAACTTGACTGGATGGATTGGGCTAACACTATCCTTCTGACATCTAATTGATCACATAGCTCAGATGGATAGGACTACAAACTTCAATTTTTATAAATAAACATATAAGTGCCTATGGTGAAAAGGATATCATAAGAGTCTTCTAAACTCCTGTTCCAAGTTCAATTCTTGGTAGGCGCACCACTAGCTTGGAAAAAATATGTTTAAGTGTAAACACTGTAAAAAAGAAATTGAAGGTTTATCGACCGCTAACAAAGCTAACCACAGTAGATGGTGTTTGGAAAATCCAAAACGCTCTACATATGGTGGTGGTTGTAAGCAGATGAATACAGAAGAAGCTAAAGCCAAACGTGTTGATGGAATTAAAAAGGCATATGCAGACGGCAAATATGACAATGTAATTTATACAGGAAATATTGGATACAAACATACAGATGCTTCCAAATCATTAATAAGTCAGAAAGCATTAGCGTCAAACCATAGACGTTTGGTCCGATCTATAAGAGAATATGTAAAAAAAGATGGAACAATTGTTATGTTAGATTCCTCTTGGGAAGAGGCACTAGCAAAACGATTAGATAATATTGGAGTGGATTGGAATCGACCAGAAGAACCGATACCTTATGTTACTTCCGATGGCAAAACACACAAATACTTTCCAGATTTTTATCTTCCCCAGTATGACCTGTATCTTGATCCAAAAAATCCAGCTGCGATGGCTGCGCAGAAAGATAAAATTGATTGTTTAAAGAAAGTGATGTATAATTTAGTTCTAATAGAAACTTTAAATGAATGTTTAAATTATACGCCAGCTGTGATCGCCAGAATTGCGGACGTGGTATAGAGAGATGTGCCTTAGCCTTCATTATTTTATAAATACATGTAGGAGGATTCTTATATGTTTTACACAATTTATAAAACTACAAATGAAGTAAATGGTCGATACTATATCGGTAAGCATAAAACTAAAAATCTAAACGATAACTACTTGGGTTCTGGTAAACTTTTGAAGATGGCCATAGAAAAATATGGAATAGAAAACTTTAAAAAGGATATTCTTTTCATTTTTGATAATGAAGATGAAATGAATAATAAAGAACATGAGTTGGT